GTAATCGAGTTTAACCGTCACTTCTCCCCGGAAGAACAGGACACTCACCTCAAGGACGAGCTGTGTGAGCAGTCCAGCATGAGCGGCATTTTCATGTGGCTGGTGCGTGGATATATCCGTTACACCGAGCGAGGTCTCGTAATGGGCGATGGTCTCAAGAAGGTAGTTAAGAAGTATGAGCGAGACAATGACCTCGTGTTGCAGTTCCTCGAAGCTCGCTGTGAGCATAAGGAAGATGTGTCTATCAGAGCGAAAGACCTCTACAATGCGTTCAAGATTTGGGCGAAGTCCGAAGGTGCTTATATCCTCTCGGCTCGTAAGTTCAATTCCGAAATGGAGCGTCACCCGGAATGGTTTGAGAGAAAATCGACTTCCTCCGGCTTTGCTATCTATTGGGGATTGAAGCTCAAGGAGGTGGTGTAAATGAAACTACCATTCATAAATAAGAAACCGATAAGGCTAATTGAGCTTTTCGGAGGTATCGGTTCACAGGCGATGGCATTGACAAAACTCGGAGTGAATTTCGAGCATTACAGGCTCGTTGAGTTCGATAAATACCCTGTGGCAAGCTATAACGCTATCCATGGTACGAACTTCACTCCTACCGATATTACAAAAATACAAGGCAAGGATTTAGGTATTGTAGACACAGACCATTATTGTTATCTTATGACCTATTCGTTCCCTTGCCAAGATTTATCCGTAGCCGGAAAACAGCAAGGCATGAGTAAAGGTAGCGGCACACGCTCCGGATTGCTGTGGGAGGTGGAACGACTTCTCAATGAAACTGAACATCTTCCCCAGCTCCTACTCATGGAGAATGTACCACAGGTACATAGCAATAAAAATATGGCAGACTTCAATAGCTGGATTCAGTTTTTGGAGAGCAAGGGTTACTCAAACTATTGGCAAGACCTTAACGCTAAAGATTATGGAGTGGCTCAAAATAGAAATCGTTGTTTTATGGTAAGTATTCTCGGGGATTACTGCTTCTACTTCCCGAAACCGAAGCCGCTTACCAAAAGCATGATGGATTACCTCGAAGAAACTGTTGAGGAGAAATTCTATATTGATAATGAAAAGTCTTCTCTCTTGATTGCAAAGCTGATGGATAACGGTGTTATCACAGCCGAGAGAGAGAGAGAGAGAGAGAGAGAGAGAGACGTTCGACCTCTCAATTAACAACCCACAGAGACGTACAATCGCAAATTGCATTTCTGCGAGAACAGACCGAGGAATCAGCAACCGTAAGGCAGAGGGTACAGGGGTTGTCGAGTACAACCGCCGCCCTCAATTACAGACGAATTGATAAGGTGAATCTTCCTGTTGCAAAGACCCTATGTGCAAGAGATTACAAAGGTTTCGGCACAGGATTTGACACCATGAACGGAGTGATAGAATGGACGTAAAGAAGTTAGGTAATATTTCCGGGTATACAGGTGGTAACTTCTCCGGGAATGTTTACGATAAGCACTCTCTCTCTCCTACGCTCAACACAATGCAAGGAGGGTACAAACAGCCTATGATAATAAATGATGAACAACAGTCAGTTAGAATCAGAAAGCTCACTCCGAAGGAATGTTACCGTCTTATGGGTTTTGATGATGAAGCGTTCGAGAGAGCCGCAAGTGTAAATTCAAATTCCCAGCTTTATAAACAGGCTGGAAACTCGATTGTCGTTGATGTGCTGATGGCAATATTCGACAATCTACTTATTAGCGGACGCTCGGTATGGCTTGATGAATTGTTATCAGATGTGGACGAAGAATCGGCTTAACAGGAGGTGTTCCCAATGCCATATAAGCGACCAAGCTACCTAAAACAGATATGGTGGATTATAAAATACAAACTTACAGGAGGTAAGAGCCATGACAAACGAGCTGGCAAACAGAATCGCCCGGGAGAAAGATAAGTTCCTGTTCGAGCTGTTTAAGAAATACGGTTATCATCGTGGTAAGGTAATGAAGCTCCTTCGGAAGAACCGAATCTCTATGACCGTTCAAGGAGACCTTGAGACCTATCTCGTTGATGATAAGAAATTATTCACAATTCGCAAGGTAGTAAAATTCGATGATGAAAACTACCGAGTGACATTCTATTTTACGGAGGTGCTGGACAATGAAGGTCACTAAATGCACTGGCGAGGGTCAAGGCTCTTGTAAAAGATGTTCAGACAAAGGCAAATGGAACAGAATGTGGTGCTGTTTCCTCTATGAGATTGAGGGTTACGAAGGGTGCTACTGTTCCGACTGCGTGAAAGAAATCGAAATGGAGGTACAGGCAAATGAACAGACCATATCCTAATTTGGAACTCATAGAGTACAAAGCAAAACAAGCTCTACTGGCAGACGAGGAGTTCAAAGCCGCATTTGCGGAGAAGTGTAAATTCATGCGACTTCCTCCCGACTTTGATATGATAGTCTTCCCTCAAGTTTGGGGTAGCACCTGTACCGGGTTCGATGTTATGCCCGATGGCTCTCCGGCGATAGGTGGTTGTGCTATGACGAAGGAGTACACGACTGTCGCACATGAGCTTTTGACCGACAGCTACCTCGTTTTCTTCGGAGACCGAGCTTGCTATAAGGTCACAAATGCGACTGACGCTTTCCTCAACGACCTCTCTCGTAGATGTATGGCGAGCTTGAGTGAAGCAAAGCATAAATACTAAAATGTATTGAATACAAATTCGTATTAAATACAAAATTGTACTTAAATACAAAAATGTATAATACAAAAAAGTATAATACTTAAATGTATTAAAAATACGAATTTGTATTCGATTTTGACGGTTTGAAGTAGTCGAAGTAGTTGTTCTTCGGTTTTTCCCTTATTTTCTTCATAGAGACATATATTCATGCCCCTATATAAAAAATAAGGTAAATTTTGATTTTCGACTACTTTTGCTACTTGAATACAAAAATGTACTAAATACAGAAATGTATTAGGAAAGGAGACATGAAAATGGACATTGATAAGCTGTTAAGCGACCCGGTGGAAGCCGAGGAAGTGGTTGAGACACCGAAACCTGTTAAGAAATCCAAGGGAAAACCTCGTGGTGGGAACTCCCCTATGATTGGTGATAATATGCTCATGGTAGAAGGTGGAGATAATGCGAAGTATCTGTCGAAGAACCTGTACTTAATGAATCTCCCGGATATTGATATGCACAATGTTGATGAAGTACATGAGCGTATCAATCATTATTTCGAGTATATGGTACAGTGTGATAGCAAACCGACAGTGAGTGGATTGGCTATGGCATTGAACGGAATGTCACGAAGAACTTTATGGGCTATTGTTAATGACGCTCCGACTGGTGGTTCGGGGTACAACTCTGCGTTGCCGCCCGAGGTGGCACTCGCTATAAAAAAGGCACATAAAATTATGGAAACTTTGTGGGAAGACTATATGCAAAATGGCAAAATCAACCCTGTGGCTGGTATCTTCCTCGGTAAGAACAACTATGGCTACCAAGACAAGACCGAATACGTTCTCACCCCGAACGCTCAACAGGATAACGACTATAACGCAGACAACATCAGAGACAGATACCTTCCGACTTCCGACTATAAACAGATTGGAGCTTCCAACTCTGACGATGAAAATTGATTTCGACTTTCGACTTTCGACTTTCGACTTTCGACTATGCCGCTCGAGGGCTGGTACAGACCAGCTTCCGGGCGGCTTTTTCTATGCAAAAATTTTCAAAAATCTGCGAATTTCCTCCTCAATACTTTAGCACTTTAGCGTGATATGGTATTTTGTCCAGCTCCGGCGGCGGTCGCTCCGGCTCTCGCCCTGTCCGGCTGTCGCTGGTGTCCTGTGGAGCTGGTGAGGGTGTCCGGCTGTGGTTCTGTTGGTTCTGTCCATCGGTGGCGGCTTCCTTATTATATGTATATCTGCCGGAGCTGTGGCGGCTGTTGGTCGCTGTCCGGGTTGCTTCCTTATTATATGTATTTTTAGTTTTAACAAAATGGACATTTTGAGCCGCATACAAAAAAGTATTAAATTTTGAAAAATAAATACAAAAAAGTATTGACATAAATACAAAAATGTATTATACTAAACTCAACAAATACAAAAACGTATTTACACCAAATCAAAAACAGATTTTACGGAGGTATTAAAAATGAGAGTTTACGAATCAACCCCAACAGATGGAAGAAAGAGCTTTTACGGAAAAGCAAAAGTAATTATTGACGAAGCTGGAAACGAAACGCTTTACAGTTACGATACCCCAATTATTAAAAGAACCGCCGCCGGGGAGCTTGTAAAGTTGTGGGAGGGCTGGACAGCTACAACAGGAAGACATATAAACGCATTTTGCGGACTGAATAAAGCCGCATACATGGCATTATAAAAGGAGGTTAAAACAATGAAATTTAAGACAACACGCAAAGCGATTGTAAACGGTTCTGTAAATGTAAAATGTGCTGGTTATTGTGATTTACAACACCTTTTAAGAAATCACGAAGCAACCGCTTATAATTCCGGGGTTTACGGTTGGAATTTTGATGTATACGAGGTTTACGGAGTTACAATTTGCACAGGTTATAGAAATATGCCCGGCTCACGCTTGGAAGGTATTGCAGAATATGAGGAAGCCGCCGCTAAAATTTGGAGCTGGGAAAATAAAGCACCTTTTGAGGAAAAACAAAAACAGGTTGAAAAGCTCTTGCAAGAATTTTGTTTGAAAAATGGAGGTAAATATTATGCGTAAATATAATTTTTCTGTCGATGGCTTTAATTTTGAGCGTATCACAAAGAAAGCCGCCCGAATCGCATATAATAACGGTTTGACCGTCCTATTTTGCCCGGTAAACCTTCGCCCCGGTTCATTTTGGCGGCTGGATATGCCTATAAATAAAAATAACCAAAATTGCGAGGGTCACAGCTTCGACAGCGTTCTAAATCATTTTGAATTTTATAATTGCACCAACAACGAAACCGGACGCTATACCGCTTTTTATATCCCGGTTGAATATGTGGACAGGTTCACAGGCGAAGCCCCAACAGCGGACACCCTCGGAACGGTTCGACAGTATGATTATAAATATATGGAGGTATAAAACATGAGAAATATTAACGAGATTTTCGCAGAGTTGGCACAATACCAGCGTTTACAGGAGGAAGCCGCCGCCATGGTGGAAGCTCTCAAAGACGAAGTAAAACAGCACATGACCGCCGCCGGGCTGGACACGCTCACAGGCTCGGAACACAAAGCCACATATAAAACGGTTGTTAGTTCTCGCATAGATACCACCGCATTAAAAAAGGATATGCCGGACGTAGCAACCAAATACACAAAGACAACAGAAACAAAGCGTTTTACTTTTGCATAAATGGAGGTATAAAGAATTGATTATTTTATGTATTTTAATTTTTCCTTTTGTGGTTCTCGGATTTTTAATGGATATGAACAAATAAATATTTTACATCATGCCCCCCGGCTATATGTCCGGGGGTTTTCTTTGTGTCCAGCTTCCACAGGTGCGGCGGCTGGTGGCTGTGGTTCTGCTGTCCATCGCTCCGGGGCTGGTGTGCTTTGTGCTGGGTGTCTGCTGTCGCTGTTGGTTCTGCTGGTGTGGTTCTGTTGGTCGCTGTCCGGGGTCGTTCTGTGGCGGCTTTGTTTGGCTTTGTGGGCGGTTTTCTGTCGGGGTGCTGTTGGTGTATTGGGTCGATGTTTTCGGGCTGTCGTGGGCGGTTCTGCGAGCTGTGGAGAGACCCCCAGAGGGGGAGACCGCCGCCGCTCTCCGGGGCGAGGGAGTGGCTTAAAATTCCCGAAAAATTAAAAAGGGAAATACAAAAATGTATTGACATACAAAAATGTATTGACATACAAAAATGTATTTGTTATAATAAGAACATCTTAAAGGAGGTAATCACATGACAGGCAAAGAAATTGTAAAAGAAATCATGTCACTTCGCAGATGGTCTCAAGCGAAGCTGGCAGAAGAAATCGGCAAGAGCCAAACCAACGTCACAGGCTACTTGAATCGTGGTAAAAACGAAATGCGTTTGGACGTGTTCGCTGAAATGGTCGAAGCCATGGGTTTTGAAGTCATTGTCAGAGATAAAATGGGTACGAACAAACAGTTTGTTGTGAAAATGAGCGACCTTAAAATGGATTTGGACGCTCTGCTTTCTGACGATGATAAGTAGTTAAAGTAGTTGAAAATCAGATTTTTCACTATTTTTTCCATAGAGACACGTTTATATGCCCCTTATAGAAAAATAGGGGAAATTTTGAAAAAGAGCTACTTTTACTACTCCAAGGAGGTGAAACCATGGACGAGAGAGAAATTATACGAACCATCATGCAAGATATGAACTTCAACCACAAACTTCTTGCGGAACAGTGCGGCTACTCGAGCCATACGTCTATATCCAACAAGCTCAATGCTCCTACAATGACGGTGGAGAGCCTGTATAAAATGCTTCAAGCTCTCGGCTGTGAGCTGGTGATACGCAAGGGTGATAAAGAATACGTTGTCTCCCACTCTCCCGAGGATATTCAGAAAAGGTGTGACTTTGATTTGGGATTCGATAAGATTCTGTCGGAGGTGTAGCCTATGATTTATGGATATGCTCGTGTGTCCACCAAAGGACAAGCGAAAGATGGGAACAGTCTCGAAGCCCAAGATAAGCTCCTTCGAGAAGCCGGAGCGATAGAGATTTATTACGATTCCTTTACAGGTACGAAGATAGACCGCCCGGAGTTCGATAAGCTCCTACTGATTCTGACCGCCGGAGACACTCTCGTTGTCACGAAGCTGGATAGGCTCGCTCGAAGTGTAGCCCAAGGGATTCAGATTATCGAAGACCTTATCGCTCGAGGGGTCACAGTTCATATTCTAAATCTCGGTATCATGGATAATACATCTACCGGGAAGCTGATACGAAACGTCATGCTGGCATTTGCTGAATTTGAGCGTGATATGATTGTCGAACGCACACAGGAAGGTAAGGCAATCGCCCGAGCCAAGGGTGTTCGTGTGGACGGAAGACCCGAGAAGGTTGTACCACCCAAGGAGCTTGAAAAATTCCGAAAATTACAAAAAGACGGTGAGCTGACGGTGGCTCAATGTTGTGAAAAACTCGGTATAAGTCGTAGTAAATGGTACAATCTTATTGCAATTCAATCCTAATTGTGTTATACTGTAATGCAAGGAGGGTTGTAATATGTTGAAAAACAATGTGGAACTCGATGTAAAAATCAAATGTCTCGAAGCCGGACTGACACAAGACCAGCTCGCTGCCAAGGTCGGTACGACAGGTCAGTATGTCAACCGTATTATCAAGAAAAAGGACGGTTTTCTCAACAAAACCCTCGTTTCTATGATGGAAGCTCTCGGGTACGATATTGAATTGACCTATGTGAAAAGGGAGGACGCAAAATGAAAAAGCTGATTATACCCCTACTCCTCTCCCTTCTAATGTTAGTCGGCTGTTCTGCCGAGCCGGAACACACTCTTGAGTATGTGACAGGCGGTAAGGTGGTCGTTTCTGACGGAACGGAGTTGTTTGGGGTCTTCTGTAACTACTCAAATTTGAGTGACGAGACCGTAGTTGTATGTGATGAAGTTAATGTGACTGCGTTTCAACATGGAAAAGAAATTCCTGTAATGGTTTACTCCGAACCTATCGGAGAAGCTATCCAATGCGACCAGTCGGTACAGGCTGGCGGTTCAGCATTGGTAGTGTGGACATTCCAACTCACAGACGATTCTACTGTATCGGTGGAATTTACTGACGGTCAAAAATTTGATATTGAACTTACGGAGGAACAGTAATGTGGATATTGGCGGTGCTAATCTTCCCTCTTGCTGTCCTGTTTGA